CACAAATTTAACCCAATTAAAGTAGAACCCCAATATGATGAGGTTATTGCATATGATAATCCAAAAGTGGTTGAGGAAATGGAAAAACAATGGCCTGAAATGACGGCAGAGTTTAAAAGAATTATGTTTACACAATATGAATTATTTTGTTTAAAACAATCTAACTATGGACCAGATAATATTTCGGTTGGTAGTAATTTAGAAACAGAACAAGAAAAGAAAGTATCTCTTACAGGTCTTTGGTTTAGAATGAATGATAAGATTCAAAGATTAAAACAATTAGTTGTATTAGGTAAACAAGATAATATAGGTGAATCATGTGAAGATACCTTCCAAGATTTATCAGTATATGGTATCATTGCTCAGTTGGTTTCAAGTGGGAAATGGGCTAAGTAAATTGTTAATAAGTAATTATAAAAATTCGGTGTTTTTTATGATTTCTTTATATTTATATATACACCGAGTGTTACTAGTTTAGCACTCAAAACTTTAAACTTAAACAATTAATAATTAACACTAAAAGGTAAAAATCATGGCTTTAGACATTAACGCAATCAGAAGTAGACTGAACAAACTACAAAACACACAAAGAAAATCAGATTCACTATGGAAACCAACTCCAGGTAAACATCAAGTAAGGGTAGTTCCTTACAAATTCGATAAGGATAATCCATTTATCGAATTGTATTTTCACTACAACATTAACAACAAAACTTATTTATCACCACAATCATTTGGTAGACCAGACCCTATTGTAGAGTTTGCGGATAAACTAAAAAGAATGGGAGATAAAGAAGATTGGAAAGCAGCAAAGGCTATGGAGCCTAAGTTGAGAACTTTCGTACCTGTTGTTGTAAGAGGTGAAGAAGGCGAAGGAGTTCGTTTTTGGGGATTTGGTAAAACAGTATATCAAGAAATTCTTGGGTATATTGCTGATCCAGATTATGGAGACATTACAGACCCAACAAGTGGTAGAGATTTAACAATCGAGTATAAATCAGCAGAAGAAGCTGGAACTACTTATCCAACTACTACTATTAGAGTTAAACCAAATGAAACACCAGTGAGTGAAGATGCTACAAAAGCAACTGCATTTATTGAAAATCAAACTGAAATTACAGATTTATATTCTGAATTATCTTATGATGAATTAAAATCAGTATTAGAGGGATGGTTAAATCCAAGTGGTGAAGGAAAGGAAGAAACTGTATCTCAGTCTACTTTATCTCAAAGTAAACCAGTACAATCTACACCAACTACACCAAAAGCAGAAGTCAACGCTCCTCAGAAAACTGATGATGTTGCAGCTGCATTTGATGACTTATTTAACAACTAAATCAAACTAAATGGCGAAAAAGAAAGCAGTAAAAGAACTGGACCTAGCAGATATTCTGGCAGGTGAGTTAAACAAACAATCCAAAGAACAGAAAGTAGCATTTTTCTTAGATTCCGATGAAGCACCTACTAATGTAGAAGGCTGGGTATCGACTGGATGTGCTATGTTGGATGTTGCTATTTCTAATCGTCCTTTTGGTGGTTTACCCGTTGGAAGAATTACAGAAATAACAGGTTTAGAACAAAGTGGAAAATCATTAGTATCGGCACACCTCCTTGCGGAAACACAAAAGTTAGGTGGTGTTGCTGTTCTTATTGATACAGAAACTGCAGTAAGTAGAGAATTTTTAGAAGCAATCGGTGTTGACGTTTCTAAACTTCTATATGTTACCGCAGATTCGGTTGAACAGATTTTTGACTTTACTGAAACTATTATTGAAAAAGTTCGTGAAACATCTAAAGATAAAATTGTAACTATCGTAGTAGATTCAGTTGCGGCTGCTTCTACAACTAATGAATTAGCGGCAGATTACAAGAAAGATGGATATGCTACTGATAAAGCTATTATTATCTCGAAGGCAATGAGAAAGATTACCAATATGATTGGTAGACAAAAAGTAACCTTAGTATTCACTAATCAATTAAGACAAAAGATGAATGCTATGTTTGGTGACCCTTGGACTACAAGTGGTGGTAAGGCCCTTGCGTTTCACGCATCGGTTAGACTTCGTTTGAAGAATATGGGACAAATCAAACAAAAGGTAAATGGTAAAGATAAAACCATTGGTATGAAGGTAAGATGTCAGGTTATTAAAAACCGAATGGGCCCACCTTTAAGAGCAGCAGATTTTGAAATATTTTTTGACAGAGGAATCGATAATTATGGTTCTTGGT